TGGTGAAGTCTCACAGACCTTTATCAAGTTTGCGGAAATCAATAACACTGACCTGTCCTCAGCTATCAACAACATTGATGGCATCATGGAGAAGTTCGGCATTGATGCCAGTGAGGTTGACGGTGTCCTTGGTGTGATGACCGCAACCGGGCAGAAGACCGGCGTGTCAATGGAGACACTGGAAGGGGCGTTATCCAAGAACGGTGGAACACTGAAAGAGATGGGGTTGTCCCTTGGTCAATCCGTGACCCTTCTGGGTAACATGGAGGCGAACGGTGTTGACACCTCCACCGCAATGACCGCACTGTCAAAGGCAAATCAGGCGGCGGTCAAAGAGGGCAAAAGCCTCGATACCGTTTTAAAAGACGGGATCTCATCAATCAAAAACGCAAAGACCCAGACCGATGCACTGGCTATTGCAACAGATCTGTTCGGCAAAAAAGGCGCAACAGAAATGACTCAGGCGATCCGTGAGGGTCGCTTTTCTGTTGACGACTTAAATACATCAATTGGTGACTATTCCACAACGGTTCAGGACACCTATGAAGAAACCCTTGACCCGTGGGATAAGATGACCGTTTCAATGAACCAGTTGAAACAGGCGGGTGCTGAACTGGCAACCGAACTGTTTGAGACACTGAAACCTGTCATTGACCAAGTTGTCGATGCGGTCAAATCGTTCACGAAATGGTTTAACGGTCTGAGCGAAGGGCAGAAACAGTTAATCGTCAAGATCGGTCTGATTGTCGCCGCCGCCGCACCGCTTTTGATCATGTTAGGAAGTGTGATTAGTTCGATCGGAAGCATCATATCGGTTGGCGGCAAACTCATTACAGGGTTCGGTAAAATCACATCTGCGATTTCAGCGGGTGGCGGTCTGATTTCGACCATCACATCGCTAGGGACAGCAATAGCACCGTTCCTGATTGGCGGGGCGATCATAGCGGGAATCATTGCGGCAATCGTGTTGATTGTCAAGAATTGGGACAGCATCAAGAAGGGACTTCAGAACCTTTGGAAGGGCATAAAGGACTTTGCCGGGAATGTGGTGAAAGGCGTGAAAGACCTTGGTGGCAAAATCGCCACAGGTATAGGCGACATAAAGACCGCAATCGGCAACAAGATGAACGAGATCAAAACCACGTTCGGCAATGCGTGGGGAAACATCAAAACCCAGTTTTCGCAGACATGGGAAAGCATCAAGGGCAATGTTTCAAACAACATCCAGAACATGGTTAATTCGTTCAACAACTTCAAAACGAAGGTCGCTAACGTGTTTGGGAACATCCTGACAGCGATGACATCACCGTTCAAAAAAGCGTGGGAGGCAATCACGAATTTCGTTTCGAATGTGAAAAACGCATTCAAATTCAAGATTGAACTTCCGAAAATCAAACTTCCGCACATCGATGTTAAATGGCATAAGGTCGGCGATTTTCTGAAGATACCGACACTGTCGGTGAAGTGGTACAAAAAAGCCTATGACAACCCGATGATTTTTAACCGTCCCACGGTGTTGCAAACGCCATACGGTGCAAAAGGATTTGGCGATGGTAGCGGCGGCGAGATGGTATATGGTCGAAACAACCTGATGCGTGACATCCGGGAGGCGGTCGGCGGCACAGGCGACATCACCATCAATGTCTATGGCGCAGAAGGGCAGAACGTGAACCAACTTGCGGACGCTGTCTCACGCAGATTAACAGCGATCCAGAAACAGAGGGCGGCGGCGTATGTCTAGGAATTACATTACGTTTGATAATAAAGACCTTCGTGATTTCGGTGTGTATATATCTGGTAGCAACGTATTCAATGCACCCGAGAGGGCATACAACGAGATCACGATACCGGGCAGAAACGGCACGTTACTAGGTTCTGAGAGACGACTTGAAAATATACCTGTAGTATATCCGGCATTCATTTATACGAATTTCAAAGTTAATGTTGCCGGTCTGCGTTCGTTCCTTTTATCCCGTGTCGGATACAAAAGGCTGATAGACAGCTACCACCCGGATGAATTCAGGCTTGGGTACTATTCGAGCGGACTTGATGCGGAAATAACATCAAAACTTGATGCGGGACAGTTTGATCTCACGTTCAACTGCAAACCGCAACGGTTTCTTGTGAGCGGTGAAACACCTATCACGTTTACAGGGTCAGGGACGATAAACAACCCGACCCTGTTCAATGCACAGCCGTTTATAAGGGTGTACGGCACTGGTTCTATTACCGTAAACGGTGTGACCATCACCATATCAGAGGCAGACGGATACACAGACATCGATTGCGAGATTATGGAGGCATACAAGGGAACAGTGTTGAAGAACTATGCAATTTCCCTTGATTCAACTGATTTTCCTGTCCTGTCTGCCGGTGTTAATGAGATCACGTTGAACGGTGTTACATCCGCAATCATCACACCGAGGTGGTGGACTTTATGATACCTATTTTATTCGATCATTCAGAAACCGCATTCACATCAAACGGTATATGTCGATTAGTTGATTGTATTAAGTGCGAGGTGACAGAAGAGCGGAACGGTATCTATGAGTGCGAGTTTGAGTATCCGATCACAGGAAGACACTATGACGATATCATTATTGACAGGATCATCTATGTAACGCATGACGATTCAAAAGAACCGCAACCGTTCGACATATATAAGAGATCCGCACCTATCAACGGGATAGTCACATTCAATGCTCACCACATTTCATACCGTTTGGGTAACATCCTGCTGAATCCTTTTACTGCGACATCGTGCGTCACGGCACTGGCACAGTTTAACAACTATTCGATGACAGAAAACCCGTTCACGTTCCACACGGATAAAGATGTGGTAGCGGAATTTTCCATCACCATACCCGTGAGCATCAAGAAAATGCTAGGCGGCACGGAGGGGTCTATCCTTGATGTATACGGTACGGGCGAATATGAGTTTAATAAGTTCAGGGTGGACTTCTGGCGGCACAGAGGACAGGACAACGGTGTTGTGATCAGATACGCCGATTCATTGAGCGATCTGAAGCATGAATTAGATTATTCGTCATCATACAACACGGTCGTTCCTTTTTGGGCGAACATGGACAAAACCGAAATCGTCACATTGCCCGAAAAGTATGTTTTTAGCAATAGTGCGCCGACAATATCGAATAACTGGACGGAAGACGGTACACCGATTACAGACGATTCCGGAAACATCATAGAATTCATGACGACAGACGGAAAAGCTGTTCCGTTGGATCTGTCAGATGCATGGGAAGAACCGCCCACAGAAGAACAGCTTCGGGCGAAAGGTCTTGAATTCCTGAACAACTCACGGGCATGGCTGCCTACAGAAAACTTGACGGTCGACTTTATCGCACTGTGGCAAACCGATGAATATGCAAACGTAGCACCATTGCAAACGGTCAACCTGTGCGACACCGTGACGGTGCTTTATCCAGAACTTGGAGTCGATACAACGGTCACGGTGATCAAGACCGTATATAACACCTTACTCGACAGATACAGTGAGATCGAGTTGGGTGAACCTGTGTCATCGTTCGCCGAAACAGTGACCGCACAGGCATCAGCAGAGGTGAAAGAATCACCGTCTTTCCTGTCATCGATTGCCGGTGAAGTCATGAGGGCAACAAACAAAATCACCGGCGTTGACGGTGGTTATGTCGTGATTGACTCAGATTCGGCGGGGCATCCGTACCAGATCCTTATTATGGATGCACCTGACAAAGAATCGGCGGTTAATGTCATGCGAATCAACAACGCCGGTATTGGCTTTTCGACTAACGGATACAACGGTGTATTCACATCTGCATGGACACTTGACGGTCATTTTGTCGCTGACTTCATCACGGCAGGAACGCTGAACGCTAATCTGATCAGAACAGGTATCATTCAAGGTCAGAGCGGCGGCAATTTCTGGAATCTTGACTCAGGTGAATTTTACACCAATACTAACGACCGTGGCGTAAACATCAAAGATGGTCGAGTGTACTTCTATGACCCAAATGATGCTGACTTTAATGGATATTTGACAACAGGTCAGATGTCCGTTGATGACGAATTAGACGATACGACCGCAGACCCGGTAACAGATATCGGTCTGTTTTCAACATCCGAATGGTTGGAATTCGGCACTGTTGACGCAATGGGCAACAAACAGAAAGGTGTATCTATTTATACACCGGCTGTTGGTCTTGGTGATGTTCCATGGGGTGAAATATATGCACGAAGCGTAAAGGCAAG